ATCTTTGGCTGTTGATATAGACTCAGTTTCTGGATATTCTGAAACAGTTATCGGAAACATTCAAGAGTTCCTAAAAGAATCTAAGAAGTCTAGAACTGACAAAGAGCCTGATATCAAATGGTTAATCGATCATACAGAGCAATTTTGTCAAGATAAGTCTCTGTATAATGCCATTATGAAATCGATTGAAATTATTAAGGACGAAAAAGGAAATACGAGTAAAGGAGCTATTCCGAAAATTCTATCAGATGCTCTTGCTGTATCTTTTGATCCTAATGTTGGTCATGACTATCTTTCACAATATGAAGATCGATTTGCCTATTATCATAGAGTCGAGGAAAGAATACCTTTTGATCTTGAGTTTATGAATAAGATCACAAAAAATGGTCTACCAAAGAAAACTCTCAATATCATCCTGGCAGGAACAGGTGCAGGTAAAAGTTTGTTCATGTGTCACTGTGCGGCAGCATGGACAGCAATGGGCAAGAATGTTCTGTATATCACATTGGAGCTTGCAGAAGAAGAAGTTGCAAAGAGAATTGACGTCAACTTGATGAATGTCAATTTTGATGATCTTGTTGCATTACCAAAAGAACTGTACGAAAAGAAAATTCAATCTATCAAGACAAAAACAACAGGTACATTGATCGTCAAAGAATATCCTACTGCATCAGCAGGATCACTCCATTTCAAAACACTTCTCAATGAACTCTATCTTAAGAAGTCGTTTAAGCCTGATGTTGTGATCATTGACTATCTCAATATTTGCTGCTCTAGCAGAGTTAAGCCTGGAGCGAATATAAATTCCTATACCTATATTAAATCTATTGCCGAGGAACTCAGAGGTCTGGCTGTGGAATATGATGTTCCCATTCTATCAGCAACTCAGACAAACAGACAAGGATTTGATAATTCCGATGTGGACCTTACGAATACATCGGAAAGTTTCGGTCTTCCAGCAACGGCAGACTTTATGTTTGCGTTAATAACTTCCGAAGAACTGGAAAAATTAGGACAAATCCAAGTCAAACAGTTGAAAAACAGATTTTCCGATCCTACCATCAATAAAAGATTTGTTTTGGGTATTGACAAAAGTAAGATGAAGTTGTATGATGTAGAGAACTCGGCTCAGGAAGATATCGTAGATTCCGGGCAGGAATTTTCCACTAATAATAGATTTAAACAAGATAAATTCAAAACATTGAAGGTATGAGAGATAGAATGGAACCCGATATTGATCCTTTAGATTTGAAAATTCTTACATCTAAATTTGCCGAGATGGCTGAGAGATGTGACACCTTAGAGAAAATGGAAAAGTTCTGTGTTTCCTTTTTGAAGAAGCATGGAACTAAAGATATTAGAGACAAAATAAATGGAGTCAATTTAGATTCTCTTTCAGAACTTTACAAATTAATATCTGATAAAAGTAAATCAAATGTGCCACAAATTCCATATGATAAGATATATGACAAGTCATATGGTAAAGATGCTTATGGTAAAGACGTTTACACTATAAATTCAAACAATTCCACTAATCTTAAGATTCCATATGGAATTTCAAATGGTAAAAATTACTCAGTCCGAGAAGTTGTTCAATCTATTTCTGTTCCAGATAGAGGATATGGAAGCAGCGATCCTTCTGAAGATTTGAAACGATTAGCAGACAGAATAGGAGAGGAAATTATCAGAATGGGGGCTGTTGAGATTGAACAGCAAAAGGATATGATGAATATGTCAACTATTATCAGGTCTAAAACTCTAGTTCTCAAAAAGGAGTAATAAATGAAATATGTTGTCCATCCAGTATCTTTTGAAGATGAGTATTTTTTCTGTGTATATGAAAATGCAACTAATCAAGTAATTGATTTCTTCTATTTTGAGGAAGATGCTCAAAAGGAAGTAGAATCCTTAATAAAAGGAAAAGGATTTGATGGATTTACTCCTGCATTTATGTTAAATGAGATTCCAAAAGACTCGACAAAAAAGATAAATAATCTGTTCAAAAAAGTCTTGCTATAATATTCTTGCATAGCAGACATGCAAAAGTGTCTATTGATCATTGAGATAGAGTGGAGTATAATTCATACAGTAGGGCCTATAGGAAATCAATGATAATTAAAATTCATTCAACTAATAATAAATTGAGTAATGACGAAATGAGATATTGTTTGAAGTATTTTTCTCATTATCTTTTGGGGAAAAGGCTTTCAAACAATATTACCATTGAAGTTTTCAATATGGGCCCAGATAAGATATATTGGGGAAACTGTTGGATCATTGACAGAGATTCGAATAAGTTGCCAAGGAAATTTGGAATCAACTTATATGAAAGCAAACAGAAATCTAAGACTATTGAAACTATTGCTCATGAAATGGTTCATATTAAACAGTTCTGTCGAGGAGATTTAAAATTCAATAGACCTGATGGAGCTATGTGGAAAGGTAAAGTCTTTAGTAATACAAAAGTTTCCGATAAAGCATTACCTTGGGAAAAAGAATGTCTGAGATTTGAGAAACCTTTAAAGAAGAAATACTTGGACCATTTGAAGTATGAAGGAATAAAGTTTTGACGATTTCTCATCCTATGATGAAAGATAATTCTGGAATAAGGCATATTCGATATCTCAATATTCTATCTAAAGTTGCTACAGACACAATTACAACTCCCAATAACAATGCTAAGCTGGCAGCCTGTGTTGTCTATAAGAACAACTTGATCTCCTTTGGAGTCAACGAAAGGAAAACTCATCCTTTCCAGGCAAAATATAGGAAAAATAAAGACTCAGTTTTCCTACATGCAGAAACAGCAGCCATAAAAAATGCTCTTAAACATCTGAACGTCGAGGAACTTTCCAAGTCTACTTTGTATGTCTGTAGAGTGAAATTTCTTAATGAGGAAAGACAAAAGCTTATCTTTGGTCTTGCTAAGCCATGTAGTGGATGTTTCCATTGCATCAATATTTTTGGCATCAGGAAAGTAATTTTTTCACTTGACAATGGGTCGTATGGTATGCTATAAATAGAGCAAGATCAGAGCTACCTGTGGATAGGAGACTAACATGAACAAAGAAATCGGAAGCTGGCTAGTAGAGGAAGTTGATCCTAAGACAAATCAAAAGACTTTCTCTCAGGAATATGATAGTTCCTCAGAAGCATATGAAATGTATGATCAACTAGTGAAGGAAAATCCTAACACAATGGTTAGCGTAACTCGTCAGAAGGGAAAGAGACTTCTAGTCGAGTAAAGATGAATTTATTTTTGAAAGTCATAATGAGTCCCTTCATTGTTCTAAAATTTCTATTTCTATTTCTAATATCTTTAGTCACATCTTCTTGTAAGGCGGGAGTGAAGATTAATGGGACTCTTTATGACTACAAAATAATTAGAGTCGTCGATGGAGATACAATTGACATAGAAGCAAACTTTTTGCCGCCTGAATTGGGAAAGCATCTAAAGCTAAGAATCTATGGTATTGATACTCCAGAAAAGGGTCATCAAGCAAAATGTAATGCCGAGCGGAAGAAGGCTGAAATAGCAACTAAGTTTGTGGAAGAAAAAATTGCAAATGCTAAAGTCATTAAAGTAGAATTGAGAAAATGGGATAAATTTGGTGGAAGGGTCCTCGGAGACCTGATCATCGATGGCCAAAGGCTAAGTGATCTTTTAATCTCCGAGGACTTAGCTGTATCCTATGACGGTGGTAGAAAAAACAAAAACTGGTGTGGATAAAATGGCTGACAATATATCTGAAGCTTTTGACAAGTATCGCTGGGAAGAATTTACACCAGAAGCGCAAAATCTTCTTAAGAGACTCAACAAAGATGTTGAAATTCATTTTGCGTGTAAGTATTGGGATGCCAAAGAAGATATTTTTAGAGTAACATTTGAATGGAATGTATGTTACATTGCTTCTGGTGAAAAATGGGTCCGAGGTTCTGACTTATCAGATATCAGAGGGTCAAAAATATTTGCATTCATGATTACTGAACGGTCTTCTTGTTATTATGAATTATTTTGTTTAAATCAAGGACTTTGATCATGAAAGAAGTATGGAATTTCAATTCACTCTGTCCTAAATGTGGAGTTACAATGAGCCTAGGATTTGCACTATGGCCTTGGTACTCTAGATTTGTTCGATATTTTGCTCCTCAACCCAATGCTGACAGACTCAAAGAAGTCTATAAGTGCCCAAAATGCGGACATTCAGAGGAAATCAAATGAAAGACAGAAGTAAAGTAACTTGGTCATTTTCTCAGCCTGGTGGTGAACGAGGAGAGACTGATGAGTGGATCGATATGACCGAAGAAGAAATTCTTGCTGATCATTACGACTTCTGGAAAGGACGAATGATCAAGAAATATGGTCCCGACTCAGAATTGATCACTGAGGATAATTGTATCCAAGATTGGGCAACAGATAATTATGCTTTTAAGAATGATTGAAAATGAAACATATCTGGGCATGTAAATGCGGAGAAGAAACTGAGGTTGAAAGGGAAGACTTCAATCCAGGTAAAGTCTTTCAGTGCCCTGCATGTGAGACTATTTGGGCATGTGTATTGACAAAATTAGGTCCTAGGGTCTGGATCAAAGTCGATAAAAAGACAGCAGACTTTCATAGGCTCCTAGAAGAACCTACAGACGAGGATGAAACAGATGTATGAATGGGTTTTGATTGCATATCTTTGGAGCCACCCTCATGGTGGACCAGTTTCAATTGAATTTATTTCTAAGGAAGCATGTCAATCTGCTATTGTTGAAATGAAAAAAGAAATGTCAGATGTTTATGTCAGACAAAAAGCATTATGTCTCAATAAGAAAACTGGGACACAGGAAGGGCCAAAGCAACAATGAAAGTATCATATGTTTCTGACCTTCACCTAGAGTTTAGAGACTATCCAGAAATTCTGAAGGATGATCCTGGTGGAGATGTTCTTATCCTAGCAGGTGATATTTTTGTTGCCAATTATCTTCGATCAGATAGAACAGATCAAAGTTCTCTTAAACTTAAAAAGATGGTCAAGAAACTGAAGGTCGATCTTCTAGACAAATATAAGACTGTTCTATATGTCATAGGAAATCATGAACACTACCATTGCATTTTTCCTAACACAAAGAAAACTATTCGTCAAGGTCTAGACGATCTAGGACTGATCGAGAAGGTCATTATTCTCGACAATGACCATATCGTTCTCGATGGAGTTCCTTTCATCGGTGCAACACTATGGTCAGACTTCCTTAAAGAGGATGATCTGTCATTGATGATGTGTGAAAAAGGTATGAATGACTTTCATGTCATCGGTTCAATGGACGTGGATGGAATCAACTACTTCAACAAAGCAGATCGGAAGATCATCACTCCAAAATTTGTCCTAGAGGAACATAAAAAGTCTCTAGAATATTTTTCTGAAATTACGAAATTCTATTCTGATAAGAAGTGTGTGATTATTTCTCATCATGCACCTTCTTATAAGAGCCTGAACAGTATGCACTCCGGAAACGCATTGGATGGAGCATATGCATCCGATCTTTCTGAGTTCATATTGGACAGACCACAGATCAAATACTGGATTCATGGACATTGTCATATGAATACAGACTATCAGATTGGAGACTGTCGTGTACTATCTAATCAGAGAGGATATGCCGGAGAACCAAGTCATAGAAATTTCACTGGACTCCTTTCCTTTGAGATAGGAAAATAAACGTCGTTCAGATTAGCTATGCAAGGCCAACATAGCAGCATTGCAAAAATAGTGGTTGCTTTTTGTCCTTGCCTTTAGTATAATGACTCCATTAGCTTAGTGATCCAACTCGAAAACAACTGAGGAATTTTAATAAGATGGCTGTCAATAAGATCGTTCGGACTCCTACCAAGGCTACCGGTGGTGTTACTCCGGAGGAAATGGTCAAGATGAAGGCTCACGCGGAGATGTGGAAGAAGCGCATCTTGCGGACCGAATCGGTTCATAATGATTTCCCAACTCTCAAGGCAGCAATTGAAGGCATCTATGAGGCTGCCAATTTAAAGAAGCCTATTGTTATTCTTGTTCCTTCTCCTGCCGTCATGGCCTATGCATATGGCGCGGCTGCTGCTATCTGGCAGCGTCGATCACAGGGAGAAAAGGTTCCTGTTCCTTCTTACACAGGTCCTCGCAATCCTACCATGGATGCAATCATTCTTGCAACATCTGAGGATGAAAACCCTCAAGGTGGGTCTGTTCTTGCTTCTCCGGATTCCTTCAAGGAGCCAATGAAGTATTCTCGACAGGCCTGTGTCGATGCTGCTGGCCAGTTTGGCATCGATTGCGCTAAGCGATGGAACAACGTCGTTCAGTGTGGTGCATATTCCGCATTCGACGATGCTTACTTTACTGCATTTCGAGACATTATCGGCCTGAAGCTTCCTATCTTCGAAAAGTATAAGCATTGGGAGATGGCAGCGATTTATGGTACTCTCCGAGTGATGCATGAAAAGTTCTGTATTGTCGCCGACTTCCCTGAAATTCTCCGCATGGACGATGAAAATCGGTCACATGGTCAGGAAGGTCCAAGCCATCGTTGGCGCGACGGTTGGGAACTGTATCACTGGCACGGTGTTCGAATCCCCAATGAATGGGTCAAGATTCCTGGTGCATTGACTCCTAAGATTGCCTTGACTTGGGAGAACATTGAACAGCGCCGGGCAGCATGTGAAATCCTTGGCTGGGCTAAGATTCTTTCTGAACTTGATGCCAAGCTCATTGATCGAGATGCTGATCCTGAAATCGGCGAATTGCTTGAAGTCACCATTCCTGACATTGGCAAGGAACGATTCCTCCGAGCTAAGTGTGGTACAGGTCGAGTGTTTGCAATGCCTGTTCCTCCAGACATGAAGACTGCAATGCAAGCCAATGCCTGGACCTATAACTTGAATTTGGATGACTTTAAAGTGCCTGAAATTCGGACCTAAACCTACAAATTAGGGAGAAAGAAACTTAAGAGGAGGTCTGTAAAAAGGCTCTCCGCTTAAGTTTTATCTGAAAAGGAAATCAAGTCAAAATGTTCATTCAAAAGCATGTCATTGACGGTTTATCTCGAATTTTATTTAAGCGTTCTCCTAGAAAAATTATGTATGAAGTAAAATTATGAAGTCGACAATCTATACAATTTATTATGAGACATATAATCAACTTTATTATTTTTCCTCTAAAGAGACTAGATTTATAGTCGTTATGACTAGTAGAGCAGAAGTTACTAATTCTATTCGAAATGTGGCTTTGAGAAGCACTAAAGATGCATTAGGTCAAGAGATTATCTAAAAATGAACTATATTAAGAACATAACTCAAAAAGAGATTTATACTGGCACTAGAAATTTCACAAGATTTGCAACTTGGGGAAAAACTTGGTATGCCATTACAAATTATTCTAGAAATGCTCTGTTTGATGGAACCGTAACTATAACTTTGGAAATCACTAAGACAGAATTGAGGAAATAAATATTATGAATGAAATTTCCTACGAAAATTCTTAACTTTTTAGCTTGACATGGAAACTAAATAGAGCTATACTTATACCATAGTTCGAGACACGAACTTACCACTCTAAAATGAAACAGAGAGCCAAAGGAAAATTTAAAATGATGCATACTTTTAAGAATGTTTGCGCCCAGGGCGACGTTTACTTCCAGCGGACTGATATGCAAGTGCCTGCCGGTGCCGAGGAAATCAAGCCAGAGGGTGGACAGTTGATTATCACTCACTCTGAGACTGGCCATCACCACGTCATGGAGAAGAGCAAGGCGAAGCTCTATAAGCTTCCTAACGATATCATGAACTGCCTGTTGGTGGTCAATGACACCGTTGCCCTTGAGCATCTTCGGAACTATGACACCCACGCTCCTATCCAGTTCACACCTGGCAACTACATCGTTCGGCGCCAGCGTGAATATACTCCTGAAGGATTCCGTAAGGTTCAGGACTAAAAATAACAGAAAGTTCCTCTGAATGAAGGTGGGGAATAGCCAGGCTTTGGTTTTGGAGCCTGGCTATTTTTATATGGAGATTGGAATGATAGATGATTTTGATGAGGATTTTGAAACGGTACAAACAATAAAAATTGTTGACGTTGATGAAATACTAAAAACGTCGATGATCTCATCTGCTAATATTGCTACAAGAGGTCCCAGAAATGTTATTCTGTTCAAACATATTAATAATTTTAATCTGAATATTTTAGAAAATACATGCTTTCAAATTCGACAAGATATTCACCATACCCAGTTTAGTTTATTTCCGATCTTAATGCAGAATGTTTATCGAAGTATGTCGAATGAATTGAAATAGGAAACAATCTTATGCTAGTTCTACAATCTCCTCAAATTCATTATAACATACTAAGAACGTATAATAAAATTTATCATAAGATATCTTTCTCATTCAAAGATACTAAAAAATTGACAAGAATAAACGAACTTTTCTTTTCAGAAGATTATGACTTGATCAGAAATCTTGAGGATGATGTCTTGGGAAGTTTAGAGGACGACATACTAAATAATCTTTCATAAATTCTATAACTCCTAATCACGAGGTACTCACCGAAAGCGAAATGGTAACAGGAAGAACTTGCGTTTGTGGAAGACGCAATTATTCTGACTATAAGGACTGTCCACATAAGTCCTGCGTTAAAAGACTCCTCATGGAAGGAGAAACTACTTTTTCTGACTATTGTGAACTTGAGGAAATGAATATGGAAATTAATCAACTAGTTGTTCAGCCAGATATCGTCGATAGACTCAAAGCATATGCGGATGTTTCTGAAATCACAGGAGCATATACCGAAGCTAATTGTGCTCAGGATGCGATCAAAATTATTAATGATCTTCGGGCAGCACTGAGAAAGATTGGATATGATTATGTGGAATTTTCTCATGAAAAGGTCAATGATCTATACCTGGAACATATCATGACAGCACGTAAAGCCCTGCTTAGTTCCTATCCAGACTATAAAGAAAAAATGGTAGAAAAAATTAGTCCAAATGACGATTTTTAGGGTTGACATTCCTGGATTGATAGTGTATTATTATCATAATGAATTTTGAAGGAGATAATGTAAACGCAATGGCAAAGCTAAATCAAATCATCGCAGTTGAAAAAGGTATCAAGTCAGGAGCTTTCTCAAAGTTGACTGATTTGAATAAGATGGCCAAGAAGCCTGAACTTTTTAATGGATTCGTCAAGAAGTACGAAAAGAAGGACGAGGAGGGTGAGGACCTTCCTAATGAGACTAAGCGTGTCCAAATGTCAGTCTCTGACGTGTTCAAGGAAGTTGAAACTTGCATTTCTGACATGATGAATATCACTGCTCGCAAGGACTTCACAAACTGTGAAGCTAAGGCAGATGTTGTTGTCGATGGTAAAGTCCTAGTGGCTGCTGCTCCTGTTTCGTTCCTTCTCTTTCTTGAAAAGACTCTGACCGATCTGAGAACTTTCTTTGGGAATCTTCCTATTCTTGAAGACTCAGATACATGGATCAAGGATTCTAATCTAGGTCTATATGTTACCTCTCCTACCAAGACACATAGAACAAAGAAGGTTCAGAAGCCTATTGTTCTATATCCACATTCTCCGGAGCATCCTGCTCAGACTCAGTTGATCACGGAAGATGTATTGGTTGGTTACTGGAATCACGTCAAATACTCAGGCGCAATTCCTAAGACTGAACGAGCCGTATATATCGACAGGATTGAAATTTTGCTCCGAGCAATTAAGGAAGCTAGAGAGCAAGCTAATACGGTCGAAGAAGTTGACGTTCCTAAGATCGGAACAAAGATTTTCTCATTCGTCTTGGGCGCATGAGATAACCAAGCAAGCTCAGCCTTGTAGTTAAGTTAAAAAAACTGATATTTGTAGGTTCGAGTCCTACTCCCCTCACCAAAAGTATGAGGGGGTGCCGGAATGGTAGACGGGCTTCTATTTAATGAAGTGTATCAGATCAATCTTAGCTTATTTTACAATCTGAGTATTGCCACGCCGACCCTATCAAGGTGCAACGTATTTCAAATAGAAACCATTGGTTCGAATCCAATCTCCCGCTCCAAATTTTCTTATGCGGGAGTAGTTTAGCGGAAAAACATCTGTGTTGAATCTGATATGTTGTATTAAACGCCGAGGGTTGGATAAAGTCGTGGTAAGTGAGGAGTTTAGACCTCACGTAGGGTCGGACAAAACAGGATAGATTGTCCGACCCATCTTTTCTTTTAGAAACGAAGGCATTTCATTAATGTTGGCATTTGCGACTTTAAATACAAAAACAATACCACATAATACTCAGTTTGATATAGAAAAAGCAACGAATGAAAATAAACTCCTTAACTCTCTAAGAGAGTCTGTTAGAGAAAATACAGCATATCCTATATGGAGACAAGTGAGAGCCCCTACATTAAATATTTCGAAAGAACTAAAGAAAGAACTATCATGAGTATGAGATTTTCAGGAACAATTTACGATCAGATTCAGGACCTAGAAAAGAGAGTGTCTAATCTAGAACGTCAATCAAAAATTGACGAGGGAACCAGAAAATTAGAACCGAATGACGATTCTAAGGCTGGCATTAGATGTCGGACTTGTGGCATTATTTTCGAGTAAGGAGTTTTCGGATATGTCTGTCAAAATTCTCATTGTCCATCTAAATTAAGAATGTTTTCTTCTTAAAAACTCTACTATATAATAAAGAATTTCTTTATAAGGAGTCATACAGAATATGGAATCAAAATCTTCAAAAGTCTTTGATCGATTTACAAGGGCATATCAAACTCAAAAATCATCGACAATGACTTTGAAACAATACCTAGAGCTATGCAAAACTGATCCTATGGCATATGCATCTGCTGCCGAAAGAATGTTAGCAGCAATTGGAGAGCCTAAAAAGGTCGATACATCTAAGGATCAACGATTGGGTAGGATTCATATGAACCGCACAATCAAGACTTATCCTGCATTTAAAGATTTTTATGGCATGGAAGAATCAATCGAAAGAATCGTTGGTTACTTCACACATGCTGCTCAAGGACTTGAAGAAAGAAAGCAGGTCCTATATCTACTTGGTCCAGTTGGTGGTGGTAAATCATCCCTTGCTGAAAGACTCAAGGACCTGATGGAAGTTCATCCAATCTATGTTCTTCAGGCAGGCAATGAAGTTTCTCCTATTTTCGAATCTCCTCTTGGGCTTTTTAATGAAAAAGATGATGGTCAATCTTTTCAAGAGGAATTTGGTATTCCTCCAAATAAGCTGACAGGATTTATTTCTCCTTGGGCTGTAAAGAGGCTGGACGAGTTTGGAGGAGATGTTACTAAGTTTACAGTAGCTAAGCTCTATCCCTCAAAGTTGAGACAGATTGGCATTGCCAAGACTGAGCCAGGCGACGAAAACAATCAAGATATTTCATCATTGGTAGGTAAAGTTGATATTCGCAAACTTGAAAAGTTTGGTCAGAATGATGCCGACGCATATTCATATTCCGGTGGACTGAATAGAACAACTCAAGGCCTTCTTGAATTTGTTGAAATGTTTAAGGCTCCTATCAAGATGTTGCATCCTCTGTTGACAGCTACTCAGGATCGGACATATGTAGGAACTGAGAATGTTGGAGCATTGCCATATCAGGGAATCATTGTAGCACACTCTAACGAATCTGAATGGACAAGTTTCAGAGCCAATAGAAACAATGAAGCCTTTCTTGATCGAATTTGTGTCGTGAAAGTGCCGTATTGCCTCCGAATCACCGAAGAAAAGAGCATTTACGAAAAACTCCTTTCAAATTCAGACCTGCGCAATTCTTCTTGTGCTCCTGGGACCCTTGACATTCTTGCCAAGTTTTCTGTCCTCACAAGACTCAAGGATCATGAAAATTCATCTGTATATTCTAAGATGAGAGTCTATGATGGAGAAACTCTCAAGGATACTGATCCTCATGCTAAGTCTCTGTTAGAGTATAAGACTGCGGCTGGAGTTTCAGAAGGTATGGATGGAAGCTCAACTCGATTTGCATATAAAATCTTGTCTGAGACTTTCAACTATGATGCAAACGAAATTGCTGCTGATCCTGTTCATTTGATGCTCGTTCTTGAAAATGCAATCAAGAGAGAGCAAATGAATACAGAGGAAGAAAATAAGTATATTGAGTTTATCAAGAATGAACTTGCTCCTCGATATGCAGAATTTATTGAGAAGGAAATTCAAAAAGCATATCTTGAGTCATATTCTGACTATGGACAGAATATTTTCGATCGGTATGTCATGTATGCTGATGCTTGGATTGAAGATCAGGATTTCAAGGATCCAGATACCGGACAATTGATGGGTCGAGAAATTCTCGACCTCGAGCTTCAAAAGATCGAGAAGCCTGCAGGGATCAGTAACCCCAAGGACTTCCGTAATGAAATTGTCAAGTTTGCATTGCGAGCTAGACCAAATCATGGTGGCAAGAATCCTCCATGGACTTCATATGAAAAGATTCGTGATGTTGTCGAAAAAAGAATGTTCTCTCAGGTTGAAGAACTTCTTCCAGTAATTTCCTTTGGAGCAAAAAAGGACGCTGATACAGACAAAAAACACAACGAATTTGTTGACAGGATGGTCAAAAGAGGTTATACTCCTCTTCAGGTTCGGCGACTTGTCGAGTGGTATATGCGAGTTAAAAAGTCTGGATGACCCACTCGGGCAGAACGCTAAATAGCTCCGGAGATAACATCAAAGGAGCTATTTTACTATGAAAACAGGATTCATCTATATCTGGTATGACCGTAAACGTAAAATGTATTACTTAGGATGTCATTGGGGGAAAGAAAACGATGGTTATATTTGTTCATCAAATAGAATGCGTGATGCCTTTAGAAGACGACAACAAGATTTTAAACGTAGGATTATTCAAAGAAATATTGATCGAAAAGATTTATTATCTGAAGAACATAAATGGTTAAGCTTAATACAGGACGATGAATTAGGAAAGAAATATTATAATCTTTCTAAGAAACATTTTGGTCATTGGTCTAATAATGAAGAATCAAATAAATCTATTAGACAAAAACTGTCAGAAGCATCTAAAGGAAAAACACCCTGGAATAAAGGTAAACCTCATTCTGAGGAAACCAAACAAAAAATGAGAAAGCCTAAATCTGAAGAATCTAAATTAAATATGAGTAAAGCCAAGCTTGGTAGAACTTCTCCTTTTAAAGGAAAAAACAGAAACTATTCTGATGAAACTAGACAAAAAATGGGCCATCTAAAGGGGAAAACTCTTTCAGATTCTACAAAAAAGAAAATGAGCGATAATAGAAAAAATAAATTACATTCGGACGAATGGAGAAAAAACATTTCTATAAGTATAAAGAAGAATTGGGAAAAAAGAAAAGCTAATCAAATTACTTAGAGGAAATATAATGAATATTATTGATCGTCGATTGAATCCAAAATCTAAGAGTCTAGGGAACAGACAGAGATTTCTCCGTAGAGCTAAGGCAGATATCAAAGAAGCCATAAAAGATGCTGTCGATAAGAGGAATCTTTCAGACGGCTCAAAAGGAGGAGTTAAAGTAAAAACTAAGTCTGTTTCTGAGCCTATCCTTTCTCCTGATTATTCTACAGGAAACAGAGACTTTATTCTTCCAGGAAACAGAGAATATGTTGTAGGAGATACCATTCAGCGACCTCGTCGGGATGGAGCTGGTGGTGCTGGTGGTGGAGCAGGAACAGAAACTTCTGAAGATGATTTTGAGTTTATTCTTAATACAGACGAATTTCTAGACTACTTCTTTGATGATCTTAAGTTGCCTGATATGGTCAAGAAGAATCTTAAAAAGTCCAAGAAGGTCTCATATGCTAGAGCAGGATTTACATCTGAAGGTCCACCTGCAAGATTGAGCACCGTCAGAACAATGAGAAAGTCATTAGGAAGACGGATATCTCTTGGCAGACCTTCTCAGGAAGAAATCGACAGATTGGAAAGAGAAATTAAAGCTGCCGAAGAAAATGAAAACTTTGAACTTGCTCTGGCTCTAAGAGAAGAATT